TGCAGATATTTTCGAAGCCACGGATGCGGGTCATCAGCTCGCAGCGGCGAATGGCCGGATTAGCCACCGAGCCGTCATATTTATCGATGAGGCTGATGCGGTTCCCGTCTTCGTCCTCAAGCTCCAGCCCTTTCAGAAATTCGCGGGTGCGGCGCTTCTGCTCGCGCCAGTCAGTGACGCAGTTTTTACTCGCGTAAACATGTTTTTTCTTGCTGACGTTACCGACGGCAATTTGCAGATGTTCACGCCATGCAGCTGCGACCCGGCGCAACCGGCCACGCCACCACGTTTCGTTAAACATGCGCATGACAGCCGGGGCGATTTCGTCCTGGCCTGCATATTTCTTTGTTACGCGCTCCCAGTGGGGCGGCGTTACGTTGAACTGCAACGCAATCATTCCGGCGCGCATATACCATCGATACAGCGTTTTCAGCTCACCGGCTTCGGTGTCGTCATTGTCTGCCAGTTCTGAGCGGATAAAGTTGGCGATATCAGCCGACAGCAGATCGATATCGGCTTTAGACATATCCGGGAGCCGGTTGTAACGCGCAACCATATTCACCAGACGCGACGCCATATACTGCTGATCTTTTGTGTCGAAATGTCCGTTGAATACAGCGGCAGAAACGTCGCTCCTGATGCCGGAGGCCTGGTATTTTCTTGCGACCAGTTCAAGGCGCGGCAATGCTTTTTTGCAGAAGCTGATTAAAAAGGCACTGGCTCGCTGACTGTCGTGATGTTGCTCCAGCGTGGAAGCAGTGCGCATCACGTCATAGCGCACACATTCAGGCTGGAGGGATAACGCTTTGCGCGCATGCAGCAACGCCGCAATCATGCGATCGCGGCGATGCTGTTCTGAATAGGTCAGATAAGGGCTGGCTATTGCTGAGCGAGGAGCATTCCAGGCGTAAGCGTAAGAAATTGCCACTTACACGCCCCGGTAATGTCTGGTTTTGATCTCTGCTATTTGCTGGCAGGTCACGCAGAGTGCGACGCCGTGTATCGCCATACGGCGGGCTTTCGGGATAGGTGCGTCGCAATCCTCGCAGGTAAAGCGGGAAGGTGCAGAGATACGGCTGCGCGCGATGCTGATAAGGCGCTCGCGTTCTTCCTGCTCGCGTTGCTGAATGAGATCCATTGCATCGGCCATTAGTGGATCTCCATAGCCTGATGGCGATAAATTTCGCTTTCCTGCAACAACAGTTCCAGCGCTTCGTTAATGTCGAGTTGGTTGGTTTTAATGTGGTTAGCAAGGTTAACCATACGGCTTGCCATAACTTCCGCACGCGCACGGCGCTCTTGCATCCGCGCATCCGTCAGCAGCTGGTTAAGGCCAGACTTATCAAGTGTGGTTTTAGTGGTACGAGTAGTGGTATTACACATAATTGACTCTCCTGATTGCGGGCAATAAGAAGCCCGGCGGGTTTACGCCATTAATTTCGGGTTTATTTATTTAGCTAAAATGCATTCATGAATTGAAAACCGGCGGGGCAGGATGCTTCCCCAACGCGCGATTTCATTCATAGCGATAATTATCATTTTGCGGCGGTTAACGTCGAAATATTCAAACGGTTTGCCGATCTCCTCAGTACGAAATGCGCAGGGATTAGCGCGATTAGCCAGCGTCATAACGACGAATTTAAAATTGTCATCAAGTTTATTAAAATTACGCAGCGCACGATTCTCAGTCATTTTTAATTTCTGATGAAAGCGGGCGAGGCATTCTTCGCCGCTCATTGCCTGCGGCTCTGCCTTTGTGCAATCAGAATTGTTAAATAACTTTGTCGCCGGAATATTTCCAGCAGTGCTATTTAATCCGTTCATTTTGACCTCTTAATAATTCTCAGCAAAATTTCAACCGCTGACGGTTTGCGCTTCGTCTGTAAACTATTTAACAGTTCTGACTGACCATGTGACGGGTGCCAGCGCTTACCGTTTTTTCCTGCAATCCAGCCATGCCCGTAATGCATGGAAGGACTTTGATTAACCAGAAGGGACGCGAACGACGGTTCATTACTCATCATCGCCTCACATATACCCTAAAGAAGCACCGAGGCCGTTTACTGCATCAACCATGCTCGACATGGCCGGGTTAACTTGCAGGCGCGCCTGCAATGCCAGTGCGGTCAGCGAAAGCATGCGAATGCCCGAGTTAACGCTTTCTATCATGCTGTTTTTACGTGATGGCGTAAGGCGCTCTTGCGAAACCGCATTGCCGGCCAGTTGGCCGAGCTCACTCATGGCGCGCATGACATATGTTTGCAGCTTTTCTTCAGCCAGCTCATTAACCGGCACGCATGGCAGACAATGAATCTGCGCGAGAAAACCATCAATGAGAGTTGAGTCTTCGGTTAGGTCTGTAAGCGTCCAGATTTCGCGGGGCGTTAACTGGTGCGGTTGTTCAGGGTTGAGCTTATTCCAAAGAGTGTGCGGCTTGATGCCCGCTTTAACTGCAAGCTCTCGAACGTTATGTGATGCAGAGAATTTCCGACACGCGTCATTAAAGTGATCATGTGAGGAAACACGAAAATCTAACATGCAGTAAATCCTTTTATCTTACAAAATTAAGTTACTGAAACACTGCATACCGGCAGTTGATGGCTTGTGCTAACAGACGTGCGCGAAAGGCGATCATGTTGATGCGACCAAGCCCACCCTCACGGGTACGTGGTACCAGAAGCAATTCGCCGCGTTTAACCATCTCTTTCACAGTGTTCAAGCTGCAACCGTACTGTTTTGCAAACTCGTCATACGAGAGGAAGTCGGGGCCGGAAGGAATTGCAATTTGAAGATTCATAGGTGATTATCTCCGGTTAACTGTGTTTTTTAGTACGTTTTGACACATTTGCGGTGTGTTGAGGCAAAGATTAATCCCGAATTCGGTTTTTGTAAACCTGAATTTAGTATATTGGGCTGTCGATTATGGTAATGGAAGGCGAAGGAGTAAAGCAGGTCATAGAAAGAATGCTTGAATCTTATGGAGTTAAGAGCCGTCACGCATATTCTGACATTACAAAAGTTCCACTTTCAACTATCAGTAACTGGGTCAAAAGTGGGAAAGTGCCTGGCGATTACATCATTCAGTGCGCCTTGGATACTGGTGTAGACATAAAATGGATAATGGATGGCTCTGAACTTACAAATGTAAGATTTCAGGCGGGCAATTACCCAATGCAGGGTAAAAAGCTCATGGACGTCATGAAGAGGTCGGGCGGTAAAGAGATTTTGCAGCGCATCATGCAAGCATACGGTTTTACGCTGCAAAAAGAGCTCGGAGATCATCTAAATATCCCTTCAGCAACGATGAGCGCATGGGTTCGACGTGAGCATTTTCCTGGGGACGTGGTTATTGTTTGCGCACTAGATACAGGGGCTTCTTTGTATTGGCTGTCAACTGGTAATAGGTTGATGCATGAGGAAAATAAGGAGAACCAATCAAGTATTAGTCTACCGAAAGGCCTCAGACAAATTAATAAATACAGCATCCATACCGGGAAATTTACTGACGACGGTAAATGGTTCTGTGATGAGTCTCTTATTGAGCCAACCGTTATCGAACCGGCATTGATTGTTAAAAATGGTCTTCGCTGGCTTATAGATATTGATGTTAAAAATGTTGTCAATGGTCGTTGGCTTGTCGATGTTGATGGGACAAATGATGTTTACGATATTTCGCGCTTACCGGGTAATCGTTTAATCGTAAAAAATGAGTCATCCCAATTCGAGTGCCTAGTTGACGAAATCAAATGCGTTGGAAAAGTATTCCTGACATTGAGTAAGAGTATTTAATAATGGCTGTTAAAAAACTGCCTTCAGGCGAGTGGCTTTGTGACTTTCGCGTTGATGGTCGTGATAGCCGCCGAGTACGTAAGCGATTTGCCACAAAAGGCGAGGCAGTATCTTATGAGCAGTATTATCGCGAGGAAGCGCAAAATAAGCCTTGGCTATCAGAAAAGGAAGACAGGCGAAAACTAAGTGAGCTGATAATGCTTTGGCATAATCTCCACGGACAAGCCCTTGTGGCTAGTAAGTCGAGACTGGCAAAGCTGAAAATAGTCTGCAACGGAATGGGTGATCCCGTTGCCTCCCAAATTACCGCCAAGGATTGGGCGCACTATCGCGACCGGCGTTTACGAGGTGAAATCGACAACGGTTTCCACAAAGACAAAAAAAAATGGATCGCAAAACCGATTACGGTTAACCGTGAGCAGCATTATCTTGACGCCGTATTCAATGAGCTAAAAAGACTTGGGGAATGGAGTTTACCTAACCCTCTGGAAGGGATTCGCATATTCAAGGAAGCCGAAAAAGAAATGTCATGGCTGACCCTTGAGCAGATCCCTCAACTTCTTGATGCCTGTAAAAGATATGGCAAAGAAGATCTGACGATGATAGTGAGGGTATGTTTGGCTACCGGCGCGCGATGGAGCGAAGCAGAAAGATTAACTCGTTCGCAGCTTTCGCCTTGCAAACTCACGTTCACCAAAACTAAAGGCAAAAAAAACCGCACGGTTCCAATACCAAAATATCTTTATGAGGAGCTGGTCAACCGGCAGGGTCGTATGTTTAAGCCCTGCTATCAGGACTTCAAAAAAATGCTTCTGCTGACCAATATCGAGCTCACCGAGGGACAAAAGACTCACGTTTTACGCCATACGTTCGGTGCGCATTTTATGATGCAGGGAGGGAACATTTTGGTTTTGCAAAAAATCCTTGGGCACGCCAACATTCGCGAAACTATGAAATATTCGCATTTTGCCCCTGACCATTTAGAGCAAGCTGTCGAGCTGAATCCTCTAAGCGCAGCAATGTCCACAGAATGACCACGCAGGATGTGCAAGGCTGAGCGAGAACATATTAAGAATGTGCGTAACTTATTGACAAATATATAAATCCTTGATTCTAAAAAACGTAAATTGAAAGCGTCTTAACTAAGATAGCGCACGCGCTACATCCAAAGCGTGTTATAGAACAAGGGGTTAGCGTAATGCTAACCCCTTTTTTATTGCCGTTGGCGGCACAGTGGCGGCAGAAAAACAGGCGATCTACAGGCATAAAAAAAGCCTGCGGATGCAGGCTTAATGAGATGGCGACGTTAGCGCAGGCTGGCAGGCGAAGCGGTGGGCGCTGCCGAAGGCCGGACAATATAGCGTGCCAGCGATTCATGGGTGACAAATGTACAACCACACTCAACGTTCTGACACTGGTGATAACGCTCTTTGGTTTCGGTACTGAGGTAGCGGCTTGAGCGCGCATGCGCGGCCTGCTGGCATACCGGACAATGCATCATAATGGGGTCTCCTTCGTGTTTATGCCAGTTATGATAACTCTTAAGCTTGCAAATGCAAGTTATAAGTTGTTTTTGCCCTTTTGTACGATTTCAACTGTTGTGTTCTGGATGTTGACCTCCAGTTCCACTTTGCTGATAAAACCCTGAGTGTTCATGGTATGGGTCACTTTTTTGATCACCCAGAACGTATCGTCGATCGCTTTTTTAAAGCCGGTAACGATGACCGGCATTTCGGGCCGCAGATCTGCCCGACCGAACGCAAGCGTAAGGGAAAATTGTGCACCATAACGTTGAATAGCACTCCATTCTGCCTGAGCCGCCCGTATTGCCTCTTCCTGGTTTGCGAAAGTCGTTGTAAGTACCAGAACATTATCGTCCGCACCGGCCGTGTAGCCTGTCGACTCTGTTTTCTCTTTTGAGGCTGTGGCGCTGCTGACCGCCTGCGGATGGGAAATGGGCGTGACCTTCTGTTGCGCTGATTTTCTCTGCAATTGAACCGTATTCTGGTTTTTGGGCGTGGCGGTATCTTGCCAGTAAGCCGTGACGCCAGAGTAGTTGATGCGATCGGCAACCGAGAAATCATGGCTGTCGCCATCGCTACGGGCTATTGTGGCGGAGGGCATCGTTTTGCCCCCCACCATGCACATACCGGGAACGATGAAGAATAATTTCCCCGATTTGACGGCGATCTCTGCACCGTTACGCCGCGCCAGGCGCGTCAGAAAATCTGCGTCGGACTCTTTAGACTGATCGATATGCGCAATCTTAATTTGCGACAGCGCAGGTGGCAGGCTGGTCTCCAGCTTATTACGTTTCGCAATCTCCTCAACGATGGCACCGAGCGTCGTATCATGCCAGGAGCCAGACTTTTGGCTGTTCAGGCTACCGCGAAAATCCGCGCTTTTGGCGGTAACGCTAACCTGATCCGGCGCGCCTTTATGGCTGACCTGGTCGACGATAAAGGTGCCCATTTCAGTCAGCGCAGCACCCTGCCAGCCGATGGCCAGCGTGATAATAGTGCTCCGCTCCGGCATCTCGATTTGCCCGTCAGCATCATCGAGCGTCAGCGTCAGCATATCGGCTTCAAATCCCCGGTTATCGGTGACTATCAGAGATATCAGCCGGGACTGAATATTGCCCGTAATATCCTTTTCCCCGAGTTTTAGCGAAAATGCCGGCGTTCGTACCCGTGCTAAGCCGTTTGTAAACGCATTAAGCATCAGAACCTCTCCAGCATGTCGGTCGCCAGCTGCTTACCCTGGTCATAAATGTCGCCAAACATCGCTTTCAGCGACTCATCGACGCGGGTCAGCTTCAACGTGAAGTTGATTTTGCGCGGCGAACCGTCCGGGTAAAAAAGAGCGCCGGTTTCGCTGACGCTATTAATCACAAACATCCCGTAAATCATGCCCGTACCCTCAATCAGCGGCCAGGCTTTGCCCTGTTCCGCCATCAGCCGTACCGCCGAAAGTGACAGCGTGCCGCCGGTAATCTCCGGGAAGAGTTCGCCACTGATAGTGATGGTGTCGTTTTCCGGCCCGGTGTACTGAAAGGCGTTGCGTTTACCCATGCGCGCGTTGCTGGGCCATCTGAAGGTGCTATCGCGTTGCATGGTTTGATAGGGCAGCGTCTGCCGCATAAAAACAAAAAGCCCAAGTGCCAGCATCATGAGGCGTATCCTCCTGCCGCGCTGAATTGTGAAAGGGAGTTAGTGCGTTTCTCCTGCTCGTGCTGCGCCAGCAGATCTCTTAACTGACGCGTACCATCGCCGCCGGATGACATATCTCCCTGCAGAGTGATGTTGTATTCGCTCTTGCTTTGATCGACATAGGAGCCGCCGGCCGCAGGGCGCGCCGCCTGATAGTTCTCTAATCGTGGCGGTTGCACCATGCCAAACGCTGCACCGCCAGTGGTCGGTTGGGTTTGCTTATCCGGGCTGGCATCAGCGGATTGTTTGTTAATAACGCCAAGCTTATCCAGCAACCATGCCACTCCCTCGTTCAGCAGCTTTAGCGATTTAAGGGGCCACGTCAGTGCCATAACCAGTACCTGGCCGAATATTTTTCCAGCGTTACCGCAGTTCTCCAGAGTTTGCTGGCTGGATTTGACGGGGGTGAGCAGATCGCCGAACCACCCGGCAATATTACTGATTGCTTTACCTATGCCGTCGAAAAGCGGCTGGAACGGCACAAACAGCTCGGCGATGGGAGCAAACGCCATTTTGATGCCTTCAAAAACGCCACCAAAAAAGGCGCTAACCGGCTCCCAAAACTTATATATCAGCAGTGCAGCTGCGGCGATGCCGGCAATAGTGGCGACAATCGGTAGCGTGAGCGAGCCGATAACTGCCGCTATCCCGCCGAAAATAGTGGTAAATACGCTGCCGAGCGTCGTCGCGATGGTGATAAGCGTGCTGATGCCGGTGAACACCGGCGCGATAACGCCCGCCACGGTGCCGACGGCACCCGCGATGCCCACCACGACCGTGGCGATAAGCCCAAAACTCTGCACCAGGCCCTGATTATTTTGCACCCACTCCTGCAGCTTCCCGACGTAGTGGGTCGCAGTCTGCACCAGCGAGCGCAGGGATGACTCCTGGGTACTGAAAATATCAACGCTCAGCGACTGATACGCCGCCTGTAGGGCTTCGAGATCGGTGCCCAGGTTGCCGACACTGCTCTGCATCGCTGCCGCGGGGCCGGAAGCGCTATTTTGCAGTGCTGCGACGGCCGTTCCCGGAACACCGGCGCTGTTTTGCAGGGCAGCAACGGCTGTTCCCGAGCCATTTTGCAGCGTAGCAACTGCTGTTCCGGCGGCGGGGGGACTGTTCTGCACGTCTGACTCTGCATTATCAGACGCTGTCGCAGGCGCAAGCGGGCTGTTTTTCAGCGACGCTTCATAGCCCGGCTGCATAATTTTTTTGCCGAGTTCAAAGCCGGTGGTGGCAATCGACTTGCCTCTCTCGCCAATGGCGGAGACCTTTTCGCCCGCACCCAGAATGCGCTGCTGCACGGCCTGGATTTTTGCCGCGCGCTGCTGGCGCTTCTGATCCTGCTGCTGCTTGAGTGCCTGGCGTTGGGTGATCAGCTGTGCCGACTCATCGCTGATACGGCTATTGAGCTGGAGTCGCGCGGATAACGGCGTTCTCGCCTCAATACCGGCTGTCTTCAGGGAGGTCTTATTAGCTTTGATCGTTCTGCGCAGGGTAAGACGTTCCTTTTTGAGCGCTTTCTCCGACTTGGGTTTTCCGCTCCAGGGATCGATAATCGCTGGCACTGCTGTGCCGTTGGCGGCATTTTGCCTGTTCTGTTTGATGTCGTTCAGCTGCGCATTGACGGATGCAAGGGCTTTTTCCGCGCGCATGATGTCGTCGACCTGCGCAAGCTGACCGTACAAGCCGCGCAGGTTTTTCTCCGTTCCTTTCACGCTGTCAGACAGAGAGAGACTCTCTGTCTGCAACGATTGAAACGGGCGCGTCGCCTGATCAACAGCCGTGAGCAATTCCTCTAATTTTGCGCTGTTACTCATATCTGTTTCCGCTTCGCTGTAGCGCTTTCTCGCGCCAGGTGATGAGTTCTGTCAGGCTCAGGGGGTAGAGTTCTGACGGCGGCCAGTGAAAGATCACCGCAATATCCGCCATCAGATCGTCAACCGACAGAGTGGCCGGAAAAGTTACTGTGCCGAAGCCGGTGACAAAAAACCGACCACCTTGCCCGCCAGCGCCACCATATCGACCAGGTCGAGGGCGCCCACTTCCTGCTCCGTCAGCGACGGGGAGGTGATGCGCGGCAGCACTTTAATCAGCGCGTCGACATCGGCGTTCGCCACCGACGCCAGGCTCAATCCGCGCAGCGTGCCAGCATTGGGTTTCATCAGCGTCACGCTGTTAATCAGCTGCTCACCGCGCTTAATCGGCGTTTCCAGGGTAATCACGTTGTCAGTTTCGTTGCTCATGGCATCCTCACTCTCTTCTTCGCGGGAAAAGGTACCCGGCCAGCAGGCTGACCGGGCGGTTATTACAGGCCGATGTTACGGCGGTGCTGCTCAAGGCGATCGACGCCGTTCACTTTCTCCACCATGTTGACGGTGTCGATTTCTACCAGCTCCTTGCCATCCATCGTCAGCTTGAAGTAGCTGCAGACCACGGAGATTTTGGACTCGGTATCTTCGCCCGGCTTGTTCTCGCCGGTGTCGATCTCTTTCTGACGACCACGCATCACCACTTCAACGGCAACCGTTTCGCCGGTGTCGTCGCGCTGGTAGGAGCCGGCAAAGCGAATCGGAACCGCATCCGCGGTGGTGGCGCCATAGAGTTCCCAGATGGCGGCATCCGGGAAACCGCCCAGCGACCACTCCATCGACAGGGCTTCGTCATCGAGACCCATATCAATCGGTGCTACGCCGTTCATGCCTGCGCCACGGTAGTTCTCCAGCTTGCGGGTCAGCTTCGGCAGCGTGATGGATTTGGCGATCCCCTGATAGCTAAAGCCATTGAGGAACACGTTCATATATTTAAGTTTTCGCGGCATTGCCATCTATCTGTTCCTTACTTGCTGTTAACTGAGGAGACCAGGTTCGCCAGGTACTTATCCGTGATGCGCTGGCGCAGGGTCAGGTTTTCCAGAGGCGGCACCGGCGTATAGTCGTAATCGATATAGAGCTTGCCCGCCTTCAGCGATGCGGCGTCGTTAGCCTCTTCATCGAACCAGCAGGTGGCATCGATGATGTAGCCATTGCTTTTCAGTTCGCGGAATTTGGCATTGATGCCGTCGATGATGTCGCGAATCAGCGATGCGGTGATCGGTTTGTCCACCGCCCACATATGCGCGTCAGCCATGGTGTCGGCAATCACCTGCGCGGTACGGGTGTAGTTTTCAAACAGGAACAGCGGATCGTCGGAGCAGGTGCGGTTGCCCCAGAAACGGAAGCCATCTTTGCGAATCAGCGTGGTGATGCCCGCTTCGTTCAGCAGATCGGCATCGGTGCCCGACTCCTGCAGATCCCAGAACACCGGGGTGCTGATGCCGGTAACGCCATTGACGCCGACATTGGAGAGGGTTTTATGCCAGCCGGCGGACTGGTCAATCGCCGCACGCAGACCCAGCGCACGAGCCGTTGAGTAGGCCACGGCAGAGCTGTTGCTGGCGGTGTTCCAGGCGAGGAAATCGGGCCAAATGACCATCAGTTCGCGCTGGCTGAAGTTTTCGCGATATTTGATCGCTTCAGAAATGGTTTTGCAGCCCCAGGCGCTGACATAACCGAAGGCGCGCAGCTTCTGGCAAATCGGTGCCAGCGCGGTAGCGACTTCGAGGCTATCAAGACCCGGTACGCCAAGAATGCGCGGTTTCACGCCGGTCACCGCTTCAGCGGTCAGCAGCGCTTTCAGGCCGGTATATTTACCGTTTTCGTCGGTGGTGCCGATGATATTGGAGAGGGTCTGCGCCTGCGCATCCTCACCGCTGCCTTCAGCAACGCGAACAACAACGATCACCGGTTTCGCCTGGTCAGCAATCGCCTGCAGCGACGCCGCCAGTGTGCCTTGCTTGCCCGCTTTGGCGATCGCGCTCTGCACATTAGTGATCAGAACCGGTTCATTAAGGGGGAACATCCCTGCGTCTGCATCGCTGGCGGTACAAACCATGCCGACAATGGCCGTTGAGACTGTGGAAATGACGCGCGTGCCATCGTTGATTTCGATGACCTGAACGCCATGATGGTAATCACTCATCCGTTTAACTCCGTGGTGTTGGGGTGAGTGCTATTTTCGAGTGTGGCGTCGCGACGCGCTATTTGTCCGGGTTGGCGAGCGGCTGATACAACAGCGGAAATTAAAAAAACGGGCCGCAGCCCGTCTGGGTTATGCATGTGAGTAGTTAAAGTGCTGATAACTCAATATCGACCAGAACAGGATAACCTTTTGCATCGCTGCTCCATGCTTTCCCGCCTGGTGTCGGCTCTGTTTTAAAAGTATGGTCATCGGCTTCAATAATCACACAGTTTTTAAGGTCATGAATGCCAGGCAGCGCTTCATTACGATCAACAGGATTCCAGTACCACATAATTAATACCCCTCCGCAAAGTAGTTGCCAGCGAACGTTGAACCATATTTTGAAGTGATGCCTGTTCCAATAGTGATTTCCAGCGTTGAAAGGTTAAAGCCAGACATTCCAATCCCCGCAGGTTGGGGTGTTTCGAAGTTATTCGATGTATTGGCATTTTCTGTAACATACAAGCCGTTAAGTTTGCTGGTGAAACTGATGGGATAGCTCACTGACGCTCCCGCCGCAGGAGTAGCGATAAGCAGTGGATTAGAAAGGCTCCATGTTTGACCTACGCGCTTATAACCATCGCTGTAAATCTCATACCAGCCGTTTGCATTCTCGCCTTTTGTCAGCAAAAAACGCGGAGTTTGCGCCAGCTCATTGAGCCCGAGATATTGTAAAAGAGCCGGGACATCTTTTCCCGATAGCGCGGTTAGCGTGGCGTTCAACGGTTGTTTTTCCGTTAATGCGATCTTCACAAACTCTGTAGTCGCATATTGCGTATGTGGGTTGGCTGCTTTCAGGTGGCTCGCCAACAAATCATCCGCGTACATACGTGTCGCCAGCACCACCGCCGGGTCGATTTTCAGGCTTACCGCCGAGGTTGCGGAGACCACCAGCGCCATACGCAGGGTTTGCGTGCGGGCGCTGCCCTCCAGCAGAAGCGGTTTGTAGGTCTCCGGGCAGTTGGCAACGGCAATCAGCGTGCCATCGGCGTCATAAAGGCCGATTTCGCGGATCCAGAAACCGCCTTCGTTCTCGGGGATGACCTGCTCGGCGATAATCTGGTTCGCGTCACCAGGGTCGACGAAGAGCATATTTAGTGGCGCAATACGTTTCTGGTTAACCAGCTTCGTTTGTGCTGGATCGGGGGTAGGCAGGCTGCCGTTACCGTCGCCGGTGGCCATATGGGTCAGCTTCAGCTGCGTGCCGAGCGCGGTGGCGTTGGCAAGCTTCGTGGCACCCTGGTTAGTCAGAATGGCAAAATATTTCATAGTCAGGCGTTCACTCTCAGGTTTGCGATTGAGTAAACGCTATTGTCGTGGGCGGTTTGGGAAAGAGGCTATCGAATGCGGTTGGCTGCCAGGCGGGACAACCCGACGGAAAAGGCCTGATGGCGACGTCGCCTTATCAGGCCTGGGATGTTGTAGGCCGGGTAAACGCAGTGCCACCCGGCAAAACGGGCCGTAGCCCGTCATCTTTTATTGCGGCTGTTCAGGCCATGCGATATCGGGCGCAGTCTTCGTATCGACCTTCTGCAGCGCCTGAATATAACGCATCCAGACGATGAGCTGCGCTTTATCATCATCGCTGATGATGCCGAGTTGCAGTTCGGTCTGCCACAGGCTGATGGTGTTTTTCGCACTGCTGAGAAGCCGGGTTTTGGTCAGCTCTGCCTGCGCAATTTGCGCGGCCTTCTGTGCGGCTTCATCCGTTACCCAGGCGCTGCCGTTCCAGACATCGTACGGCGTAGCGGGGGCAAGCGGGGTAACATCATCCGGGTAGTCGCCCAGCTGCGTCAGCGTCCTTTTCTTCCCGGTGGACTTTTCATACACGTCGCTGCCGCGATAGTCAGGCACATACTCCCAGCCATCCCGCGCCATGTTGCGGCGCACTGCAAAGCCTGCTTTCGCCGCTAAAGGCTCATCAAGCGCCGAGTCGGCAGGGATACCGACACCGATGGCAAAATACTCGACGGTGCTGCCAATATATTCGCGGCTTGTCCCGTCAAAGTTATAGACGGTGGCAGTGCCTGCCTGGCTGGCTAATTGGTTTTCGTTAAAAATAGCGGTTGTCATTATGCTGCTCTCACGATGAAGTTAAAGGCGATATTACGAGGACGAGTTTCTGTGCCACCTGTATTTCCTACACGGCCTTTGGAGTGAAGTGTTGGGGTGGGAATTAAATTTCCTCCTGTTGACGATGCATCGATACCGCGACCTTGCACGTAGTCAGTTCTATGGATAACGCCAATATCCCACTCTTTAAGCTCGTCATAGTCTGTGTTAGCCACAACGATATGACGGTGTTTTTCTAACATCCCTGACTGTGAACTGAGTAATGCACGTCCCGCATCGACTGCGCGCCCTGCATCCCAGCCGCGAATAAACTCCCCGCGCAGATCCGGCAGTAAACCAGCCGGGTAAGCTGCCGCCAGGCGCGGATATTTAGTCTTATCGAACGTGGCACCATTGCAGACGAACCAGCCTGATGGCGGCTCTACCTGCGGCCAGGCGACCGGCACACCGACCGGCAGAATGTAGGCGTCATTCGCCACCACATCACGCACATATTTGGTATTGGCAATCTGCTGGCCGTAATTACCCACCAGTGCATCCGGAGCCGTCGGGATGCCGGTAAAAATCGGGCTGGCGAGTGGCGCATATTGCGGATGTGGGTTGGCGGCCTTGAGGTGATTACTCAGCAGGTCATCAGCATACTGGCGGGTAGCCAGCACTACCGACGGGTCGATTTTCAGCGTCACCGCTGCCGTTGAGGAGACGACCACCACCATACGAATGGTCTGCGTACGTCCGCTACCCTCTTGCAGCTGCGGTTTATAGGTTTCCGGGCAGTTCGCCACCGCAACCAGCACGCCAGCATCGTCATACAGGCCAATTTCACGGATCCAGAAGCCACCTTCGGTTTCCGGAATCACCTGTTCAGCAACAATCTGGTTGCCATTTTTCGGGTCAATCGAGAGCCGGTTTAGCGGCGCGATACGCTTCTGGTTAATCAGTTGGGTCTGCGCCGGATCGGGCGTGGGCAACTGGCCATTGGCATCGCCGACGGCCATCTGCGTCAGGCTGATTTTCGTGCCCAGCGCGGCGGCGTTGGCAAGCTTTGCCGCCCCCAGGTTAGTCAAAATAGCGAAATATTTTGCGGTCATGCATACGCTCTCAGGTTGTTTGTTGAGAAGTGAACGATGGCGATATTTTCCGTTCAGCCGCAGGCAAACGCCATCAAGGGGCGTTGGTTGCGAACTCACACAACAGGGCTGGCAAAAAAAACGGGCGATGCCCGTTCGATATACAGAGAGGATTACGCTGCTCTGACGATGTAGTTAAAGGCGATGTTGCGTGAGCGGGTTTCTGCTGCGGTGCGCACGGCAAGGGAGGTATCGAAGATCCAGTTTGGCGCGCCATACCCGATGTCTGGAGCGTTTGAAGGTGTCAGCCCTAATGACATCTCTTGTGAGCCGTCTGGCCTGAACGGACCTGATAACACGGACTCCTTGAAGAGCTGAGTTCGCCCGAACGTGCCGGTAATATTCTGAATGGCATCTCCTTGCGGCGACAATAACGCACGTCCGCTATCCACTGCGCGCCCATCATCCCAGCCGCGAATAAACTCGCCGCGCAGATCCGGCAAATTGCCTGAAGGAAAGAGGGCCGCCAGCTTCGGATACTGCCCTTTATTAAAGGGCGCGCCGTTACATTTAAGCCAGCCGGCGGGCGGGGTGGCAGATGGGTAGGGCAGCGGCACACCGACCGGCGTGAAGGAGGCGATATCGGCAATCTGCAGATACTGTGGATGGGGATTCGCCGCCTTCAGATGTCCGGCCAGCAGATCGTCGGCATATTTACGCGTTGCCAGCACCACCGAGGGATCGATTTTCAACGTCACGGCTGCCGTTGAGGAGACCACCACCACCATGCGGATGGTTTGCGTGCGCCCGCTGCCTTCCTGCAACTGCGGTTTGTAGGTCTCCGGGCAGTTCGCCACCGCAATCAAGACCCCTTCGTCATCGAACAGACCCAGCTCGCGGATCCAGTACCCTCCCTCATTCTCCGGGATAATCTGCTCCGCTACTATCTGGCTTGGGTTCTCCGGGTCGACCGACAGGGCATTGAGCGGCGCGATGCGTGTCTGATTGATAAGCCGGGTTTGCGCCGCGTCCGGTACCGGTAGCATGCCGTTGCCATCCCCGATGGCCAGCTGCGTGAGGTTAAGCGTCGTCCCAAGCGCGGTGGCGTTCGCCAGCTTTGCCGCGCCCTGATTGGTTAAAATCGCGAAATATTTTACAGACATGGGATTCTCTCAGGTTTGTTGAGCAGTGAACGGTAGCGATATTTTCCGTTCAGCACCTGGCGGACGCCACGTGGCGACGTTGGACTGAGGGGCACACAACAGGCCAGACAAAAAAAACGGGCCGTAGCCCGAAGGGGAGGATTAAACCGTGATAGTGAGGCTATCAATCAGGTGGATCGCCGATGCCGCATAGCTTTCGCCGCCGACAACAATCTCTTCCGGGCTGTAAGGATAGACCGTCAGCTCCTCGCCAAGGTAGCAGGCCGCGCCAACGTAGCACTCGCCCTGGCTGCTGAGGCTGATATTCAGCTCCGTCAGATGGCGGCTTGCCGGTTTGGCATCATTAATTAGCCGCTCCAGCTCCTGGTACGTCTCCTCGGTAATGCCATTCTCCTGAACGCCAATCACCAGCCGGAAAGTGCCGGGTTCGGCGTTATCCTGCCACCACTCGCGCAGCTCAATCAGGAAGCCAAGCGGCTCAACCACCCGGTGAATGGCGCTGCGCGTCCCTTTATGTTGATGGACGAAAAAGGAGGAGGCGATCACCTTACGTTTGGTCGCTTCCGGCCAGTTAAAATCCCAGCGGTCAACGGAGAGTGCCCAGGCGAGATAGGGCAGCAGCTCAGCCGGGCAGGTTAGTGGATCCCACAGCGTGCGCAGCGGCACCGGTACGCGTTCAATCTGCGCCGCCGCGTGTGCTGTCGCCACCTCAAGAACCGATGAGCCAACAGGCAACAGACGGTCGTCACTCATCGGTACCTCCGGTGGTGATTTTCCACGCCGTACACCAGGAGGCCTGGCTCTGATCGAGCACGATATCTTGCTGCGGTGCGTTCAACACCACCCGCTGCACGCCCTCGACATGGAGCGCGGCGTAAATAGCCGACAGGCGAATATCGCGCCCCAGTCGGCGCTGGGCGGTGATATAGGCTTTCAGCTTCTGCTCAGCCGCCTGGCGAATCGGCTCCGATTCAGGCCCGGGATAGAGAAAAAGCGTGGCATCAATCTGGTAGGGCACAATCTTCGCGCTCTGTACCGTTACGCGATCGCCGACCGGGCGCACATCCTCTGCGTTGAGTGCTTTATCGATAATCGCCAGCAGTTCAGGGCTGGCGGTACCGTCGCCTTCGCGGGAGAGCACAGAGATGGTGACGCAGGCGGGTGTCGGACTGACGGCAGAGATATCCGCTACGCGACCATCGGCGCTGCGGCCATGATACTCATAAGCACCCACCGGCCCGGCCACGCTTAGCCCTTCAAAAGCCTGCTGCGCACGCAGGCGTAAATCGGTGTCGGACTCCATTACCGCTGGCGTGGGCGGGATAGTGCTCTCATCAGCAGGGGCGATCACCAGCCGCGCGGTATTGCTGTTCGCCGCGATGGCATCAAGATCGCTGCGGGAGGCATACGCCAGCATCACCGCGCGGGCCGCTTCGTTGACGCGCTGACGCCAGACTACTTCGCGGTAAGCATTCTCTTCGAGAAATTTGGTCAGCGGCTCGGACTCCAGCGCCAGCGTACGGGCGATGGCCTCCTGCTGATCGGCGGGAAACAGTGAAACAAGGGTGGTTTTGCGCTCATCCAGGATGCGCTCATAATCCAGCGCCTCGACAACATCGGGCGCGGGCAGTTGGCTCAGATCGATAATCGGCATGGTATCAACTCACAGGAAGGGTTAAAGAGAGGGACTCGCCGGTGCTGGCAAGCTGACCGGTCAGATTGACCACCATCTTGCCGTCGAACTGACGTTCGGCCGTCACCGCGCTGAGGGTAATGCGCGGCTCCCATTGCAGCAGCGCCATATAGCAGGCCACCTGAATTTGCAGCGCCAGCGCCGGGGTCTGCGGCTGATCGAGCATATCGAACAGCAGCGAACCGTAATCGCGGCGCATCACGCGCGAGCCCACCGGCGTGCGCAGAATATCGCTGATGCTCTGGCGAATATGGTCGACGTCGGTCAGGCTGCGCCCGCTGGTGCGATCGAGGCCGAAATAACGTGCTGTCATAAAGGTGCTCCTGTGGTACCGCCGCTGTCGCCAGGGTGTTGGTGGCTATGCAGCACTTTGCCATTCGAGGTGAGCGAGCCGCCGCTGTGCGTCATATTGCCGCTCATCGTGCCGCCTTTTTGCACCTCCAGCGTGGCGGTGATCAGTTTATTGGTGCAGACCACTTCCGGCGTATCGAGGGTGATGCGCGTCGAGGCTTTCACCAGCACTTGTGGCACGCTGGCAGTAATCGACTCGGAGGCGGTGATATCGGCAGTTTTAATCCCGCTCACCTTCAGAGCACTGGTCTGCGGTTCATATTCAAACACCGCGCCATCGGGAAAAGTGACGTGCCAGGCGTCCGCCGAGGCGGAGGGTGCCGGATGATCGTTGGCATAAATCCCCGGCATAACGAAGGCGGTCTCCAGTTCGCCACCGACGGCGAGCAATAACACCTGCTCATCGACGGAGGGCGCCCACCAGCTGCGCGAACGCCCGGCACGGTGGGTTAACCACTGTAGCCAGTCGGTCACCATACCGCCGGTCTGCACCCGGCAGCGCCCGGCTTTCAGGTCGACCTCAGTGATAATTCCGGTGCGGATCATATTGCGAAGCTGGCGGGCCAGTTCGTGAAGCGAAAGTTGTCTGTTCATAAGCGAAATGATGCTATGCGTCCCCGGTTTTGAAAATTGAACAAGGCTGTCCGGCTTTTGGCACAACGCAGCCCGTGGCGTAGGGTGCAGGCGATCACGCCTGCCAGCGGCTCACCAGCTCGCCGTTGATATAGAGCTCTTTCGGGCGGGTGACGAAGGCCGGCGGCAGTGGCTCCGGCAGCGTTTCGGCAATCAGCGCACCGTTGACCTCTTTCACCTGGGTGCGCTCGGTCAGTTGCAGCACCATCGTCACATCCTGGGTGCCGTCGGCGTTGGTCATCAGCGTCCAGCTAAAGCCGCCTTTCTGCCCCGCTTCAACGGAGAGAATGTCGGGCTGGTTATCGCGCAGCCAGGCCATCACCGGCACAAACAGTGTGTCGATATCGCCGCCAAAACCGGTGATGGTGACGTTGAGGCTGAACTGTTTTTCAAACGATAAGGAGCTGGCGAGCGTGGCGATATTGCTGCCTTTGTCGACCCACAGGCGCAGCATCGAGGGGGTATCGTGCAGCGCCGGGACGGCGTTAATCAGGGCGCTGCGCAGAGAGTTGGGTTTTAGCATTGATCTCATCCTGGCAATGTTTAAGGGTTTCAACTTGCAGCGCGCACTGCACCAGCGCGTGCTCAAGCTGGCGAATATCGGCGCTCAAATCGCCGTTAGTTTGCGGCGCGCTTGCCGGCATCGGACAGAGGCTGACCTGCGGGCAGCTGTTGTAAACAATGAGCGGCGGAGGGGCAGGCGGGGCGCTGGTGCACCCGGCGCACAGCATCAGGTAACTCAGTGCGATACCAGTGGCGAAAAGCCTCGTTCTCATTTAATAACCTCGCAATCGCGTTTTCTCGTTGCAGCGCCTGCGCGCTGGCGGCATCGAGTTGCAGGCGCAGCGTGACCTGCGCCTGCTGGTTCTTTGCCGCCAGTTCGGCGGTGGCGTTGAGGGCAGTTTTAAGGCGCGTCAGCGTGGCGTTCTGCTCCCGCGCCAGCTGCTGCGCGTTGGCTAAAGAAGCACGCAGAGCGTGGTTTTGCTCAAACAACCACAGCCCGGTCAGCGTCGCCAGTAGCGCGGCCACTATCACCAGGCGGATGCTCATTTCACCCCCTGCAGGCACCGGTCGCGCTCGCGCTGGCGGCGGTTTTCCAGCCCGCGGTTGCGCACGCCATCAACATAAACCCAGCGCGGCAGCTGATCGCAGGCCTGTTTCCACGCCTTCTGGCGCAGGTGCCAGGCAAGCGTTGAGGCGCACGCCGCGCCGCTGCCGACGTTAAAGGTGAAACTCACCATCGCGTCATAGACCGGTTGCGGCATCTCCACCGGCACGCAGTGCGCCAGGCGGCGTTCAACGTGCAGCACATCGGCGACCAGGTTGACGGCGGCCTCTTTTTCGCTGATATCGCGCGTAGGAATCACTTTCGCCGTGTGGCCAATGCCCGATGTCCAGACCCCCGCGCTGCACTGGTAGGGGCGCAGCCGGCAACCTTCGAGATCGGTAATCAGCGCCAGCCCCGCCTGCGAGGTGTGCAGCAGATGAAAATCGGGCAGCAGCAGCGCCAGCGCCAGCACAGCCGCCGCGCTACAGCGTTTAACGGGTAAGCCCATTGACCACCTCCTGGCTCACCGCACAGGATTTGAGGAACAGATAGCTTTTACGGCGGTAATACCAGTTCACGCCGACGGTCATGGCGACGCCGAGCGCGCCGAAGTAAGCGGCAAAGTCTTGCGGCGTCATCGCGCCAAAAAAGGTCAGGGCGACGCTAATCCAGTAGGCCAGCGACGAGCTGATTCTCTCGATACTTACGCCCATAGATTTACCGTCTCCTGCATGGCCTGAACCGCGACATCGGGCAGGGTGAGGGTGGTGCCATGCGGGAGCACGACGCCCAGTTCGGCAAGACCGGGATTGGCGGCCAGCACGCGTTCGACGACGCCCGCCGTTCGCCCGTAGTAGCGCAGGCAGATCAGATCGAGGGTGTCGCCTTGTTGTGTTATCGCATTCATCGTTTTGCGTCTCTTACCATCCGGAAGGTTTTTTCCATGGTTAAGTTTCCGCAACAGAGAGGCTAAGGGCTATGGATTGGTGCTGGCGCGTGGCTGGTACAACAACGGGGAGGAAAAAGCGACGCACCGGGCGAGGTAAACGCTAACCGGTGCGTAAGAGTACGGTAAAGAGAGTGGCCGGAATGGCGGTCGGCGGGCTATTCGGCTTTGTAATAAATATCCTCATCATCGGGAGTAGTGTTCTCGCTCTCTGCCAGGTCCGCGATCAGGCTCAAGGCCAGCTTCAGGTCGGAAGGCTTGCAGTTGGCGATAAGCGACACCTCGGCAATGAATTGCACGCATGCCCATTTGTGCTGAGTCTTATTTAGTCGTTCAAAGACCATGAATTCCTCTCATGAATTCTCTTACTGTATGTATATACAGTATCATAGGCTGGATATTTATGGGAAGCGAAGATTATTTTGTCTAATCACTATGTCGCTGATAAAAAAACAGTATTGTGAAGTGACAAATATTCTGACCATCTATCGCTTGCCAAAAAGTCATTATTCTCAATGATGTTGAGATTGGTTTTTAACCTCCCGTTTCGTTCGCTGAGGATCCCTTCCCGCAGCCGGCGGGTGAGTTGCCGCCGTTCATAATTCGTTAGCGGTTTACCTGGCTCGCAGGGCGTACAGTTATTGACAGAACTCCAAGCGGGCGCAGCCGCGCCCTGAAAAACCGCCGCCGCGCGCTTCGGCACAATGGTCCACTTCTTCAGGCGCGTCAGCACCGGTGAACCGCTACCGATGACGGTGTCATACACGCCGCGAATACGAACGGTCGGTTCGCCGTACTGGTTAAACTCCTCCTCTGCCTGATACAGGGTGCGTACCTGCAGATCGTCACGACGCACGAACGGGCCGCCCTGAGCGTTAACATAACCGGCCCAGTCGCCGTTATCGGCGGCATCGTGTACTTCGGCGAACTCCACGCTCAGCCCTTTGGCCGTGGCATTGTCGGCCATTTTGCGTAACTCCCGGTAGACGGTGACCGGCGCGCCGCCGACAAACTGAAACTGGCGGATATGCCAGCGCGCCGCCCAGGCGGAGACCGCGCAGGCGCTCTCTTTCAGCGGTGCGTCCGTTTCGTGGTCGGTTTCATTATCCAGCGCGTAGCCATCGATATTCTTGGCGATATACTTCGCCACATATCCTGTCGCGCTCCCTTTTTGCGCATCGATCGCTTCGGCATGAAAACGGGCTTTCCGCGCCTTGTCGCTGCGCAGCTCCTCGCTATCTTGCTGGTGGGCAAAATCACGCAGGATCTCGCGCACCTTCTCACTCTCCTGCGGCTGCATAAACAGCAGCAGATGCCAGTGTGGGGTGCCATCGTGATGCGGCTCCGCAACGCGAATACCGAAAATGCGCAGGCCTTCGCGGTGTAGCCTGGCGCGAATGCGCGCCCACAGACGAGTGAAGTAACCCTGGGTTTGCGCCGGGCTGGCGCCGTTCCATTTCAGATTGCGATGCCCGGTATGGGAGGTGGCGTGAAAGGCGGCAGGCGCGGTCAGCGTGTAAAACTCGCCGACGTAGCCAAGAGTCTGACAGATAGTTTCGAAACCGCGGATGCGCGTCATCAGCTCGCAGCGGCGGATCGCCGGGTTGGCTATCGACCCGTCATGCTTATCAATCAGGCTGATGCGGTTTCCCTCTTCATCCTCCAGCTCCATGCTTTTGAGAAACGCGCGGTGGCGGCGCTTTTGTTCGCGCCAGGTGGTGATGCAGTCCCGGCTGGCGTAGGGCTGCGTTTTACGGCTGACCACGCCCAGCGCGATGTGCAGATGCTCGCGCCACTGAGCCGCTGCGCGGCGAAGATGACCGCGCCACCACTGCTCACTGAAAAGACGGATCACCGCCGGGGCGAGATCCTCCGCGCAGACGCGGTGTTGCGTCACGCGCTGCCAGTGCGGCGGGGTGATATTAAATTGCAGGGCGATAAGAGCAGCGTGGTGATACCAGCGGTGCAGGGTTTTCAGCTCGGTCTGCTCATCGGCATCGATATCCGCCAGCTCGCCGCGGATAAAGTGGGCGATATCTTCTGCCAGGCGATCGACGCTGGCCCGGTTGCAGTCCGCTAACTGGTTATAGCGGTGAACCAGATCGACCAGCCGGCCAGCCAGCGCCTGCTGGAAAGCCGTATCAAAATGGCCATTGAAAACTGCCTTTGAGACGCGTGATTGCAGGCCATCGAGCTGGTAGCGGGCATTCACTGCCTTCAGACGTGGCAGAGTTTGCCTGGCGAAGCGCAGCAGAAAGGCGTGCGCCCGCGCAGCGCCATGCGCCTTTTCCAGCGCTTGCTCTGTGCGGCTGATGGAGAGGCGCACGCAGGCAGGTTGCAGCGCCAGTGCGTGACGCGCCTGCAGCACCGCCGCAATATGCTGATTGCGGCGGTGCTGTTCGGCGTGGGTCAGGTAGGGGCTGGCAATAGCGCTGCGCGGCGCGTTCCAGGGGTAGGCCAGGCTGACAGCCACTTATCCTCTCCTGAAGTGCTTATCTTTCAGTTCGGCGATCTGCTGGCAGCTGACACAGCAGGTCACGCCCGGCAGCGCCATGCGACGCGCCTCGGGGATCGGCATGTCGCAGCATTCGCAGGTTAAGCGGGAGGGGAGCAGTAAGCGGCGGCGGGCGTGCAGGATATGCCGCTCGCGCTCCTCCATTTCGCGTTGTTGAACGCCATCCATTTCATCGGCCATCAGTGCAGCTCCAGCGCCTGGTTATCGATATGAGTCGCCTCCTGGCGCAGCAGCTCGGCGGCGTCGCTCCAGTCGAGGCGCTGGGAGGCAATAAAGCTCGCCAGCGTATCAAGGCGGGCAGAAACGGCCCCGGCGCAGCGCAGGCGTTCGTTATTGCGGGCTTCAGCCAGCAGCAGCGTGATTTCATCGCCGTTGCGGGTGGGGGAGTGAATCGCGGTCTTTCTCATGGTAACTCTCCTGATTTTGGGCAAAGGGATGCCTGACGGGTTGACGTCCTGGGTTGAAAGTTGGGGTTAAAGCGGCATGGTTAGCCGTTTCGGAAACAGGCTGACGACGGCGCGAAAGTGGTTCATGGCGGCGATCAGCGCGCGCTTCTCCTCGAGGGTAAGCTGATGCGGGTTGAGCGCCTGGCGAGCGGTGGGGACGCGGGCGAGAAAAAAGATCGCCGCCAGCGCCCGGGCATTTTCCTCATACTGCTCATCGCGTCTGTCGCGCATATCGTCGATAAAGTTCGCCACCTCGCTCCAGCTGTCGCCCCAGTGGCGACCGCGAAGTTCGCTGATGTGGTTTAACCCGGTAAGCCGCTCGCCGGCACTCAGCGGTGCGCTGGCGGCAGGCGAGGTGATCGCCATAGATCCTCCTGCGTGAGCGTGAACTCGCAAATGCAAAGTTAACCGAATGAGGTGGCGGAGCGCCGATCGATGTAGCGGCAGTCGATAGCCTGCTGCGTTAATTTATCGCGCCAGGCTTTGACGTTAATCAGCGTGCGGCTGCGTTTACCGGCGTCGTTATGCTCGCGGGTAGGGGCTTTAAGCAGCAGGCCCTCATCGAGCCACTGCCACACCAGACGCTCGCTGATGCCGCGCATTGCGGCGAAATCCTTCACCGTCATCGCATCGGACATCGCTGAGCGGATCAGGGTTTGCAGCGCCGGCAGCAGGGCAGACATCAGCTCATCCATCTGTCCATGCGAAAAGGTGCTGAATTGCATTTGAGAGCCGGATAACGGATGCGACGGCATTGATTTTGCATCTGACATATCGCATTATCTCCTGTTGTTTGAAATGTAGTGCACTGCTGTGCATTTTGGTCGATGAACAGCAATATAAATCGCAAATGCGATTGTGTAAATCACTTTTTCGATGTTGGTGTCCATGAGTGAAAACAAGATGAGTGTTCAGGATGTGGTGGATCGCATTGCAGCGTCCTACTCCGTATCCAGTCAGAAAGCGCTTGCCGAGGCGCTGGATGTGCCGGCGAACAATATCAGCAGCTGGATCCAGCGGGAAAGCGTGCCCTATAAAGCGGTGGTCAAATGCGCGCTGGATACCGGCGCGGATCTGCACTGGCTGGTAAACGGTGAGTTTGCAAATGCGAATCTGGTCGAGAAGCCGCAGGTAAAAGGCAAGGCATTGTATGAGGAGATCCTCTCGGCGGGCGGACGCCCGGTGCTGCGTCGCATTCTTGATGCCTATGGCTTCCAGATGCAAAAGGATCTGGGCGATTTGCTCGATATCTCTTCAGGCACTATCAGCACCTGGGTGCGCCGTGACTTCTTCCCCGGTGATGTGGTCGTCACCTGCGCGCTGGATACCGGCGTCTCGCTGAAGTGGCTGGCAACAGGGCAGGGTGAGATGTATCCGGCGCCGGCTGCTGCGCAGAACGATGCTGTTATTACCATTCCGAAATTCCGCCATGAGTCTGGCGAGCTGAAAGAGGCAGGCGTCTGGACATTAGATCCTTCGCTGGCACCAGCAGCTACCGATAGCCTGCGTTTTATTGAAGGGCTGCATGCCGGCTGGCTGGTGGATACCGCCGCGCAGAAGATTGGCAACGGGCGCTGGGTGATTGGCATTGATGATGCGCTTGATGTCTTTGATGTCGTGCGTTTGCCCGGCGGCAAAGTGCGCCTGAGCAATAACGCGGTCGATTTTGAGTGCGGCGTAGCGGAGATCGAACCGTTCGGCGTGGTGCTCTTCACGCTGGAAAAGCATGTGTAAGCGGCAATGACGGTAAGCAAACAGAAGAGCGGAAAGTGGCTCTGCGAAGTCTATCCGCAGGGGCGCGACGGGCGGCGCATCCGCAAACAGTTCGCCACCAAAGGCGAAGCTGAAGCCTTTGAAACCTGGGCGAAGCGGGAAGCTGAAGAGAAACCCTGGCTCGGCGAGAAGGCCGACCGCCGCCGCTTAAGCGAGCTGATTGCGCTGTGGTACAAGCTGCACGGTCAGTCGCTGGCG